ACGAGGAAGAGATCAACTACAAATGTCTGCTTCCGAAAGAGACTGACGCCAATTTGTTTTTCAAATTCAACGAAGGAGCCCTGCTCCGGACTGATAAGAAGACACAAATGGAGATCGTATCCAGCGGCGTCCAGAACGCCATTTACGCACCGAACGAGGCCAGACGGCTGCTCGACCTGCCCGACAAAGAGGGCGGTGACATCCTCATGGCTAACGGCAATTATATCCCGATCACCATGGTCGGAACCCAATATTCAGACGCTCCTGTAGACGCAGGAGAGGAAGGAGGACAGGGATAAATGGCAAGAGTTGACGTCGTAGGCGATATCGTGGACAACGATGACGCCGAGATCTATGACTACTTCGGATGGGACAGCACATCTCCCCGAAAGGTCAAGGAAGCAATCAACGCAGCAGGCAAGGATGAGCTGATCGATGTGTATATCAATTCTCCCGGCGGCTATGTAGACGCAGGGCAGGAGATATACAGCGCTCTTCGGAGTGATTCACGGACGCGCATCCATATCACCGGGATGGCCTGCTCGGCGGCATCCATCATCGCGATGGCAGGACCGTCTGACATGAGCCCGGTAGCCATGCTTATGATCCACAACGTACAGGGCGGCTGTGATGGAGACTATCACGACCTCAAGCATGAGGCCGACGTCTTAAAGAACATGAACAGCGCTCTGGCCGCTGCCTATGCTGAAAAGACAGGCAAGGCTGAGGATGAGATCCTCGGATTGATGGACAAGGAGACATGGCTGACAGCCAACCAGTGCATCGAGATGGGCTTCATCGATTCGATCACGCCCACAGCACAGGAGAAGGCAACCGCATCCACAGGTATCCGGCTGACGGATGAGATGCGGCAGAAGTACGCACAGGCCAAAAAGGCCGAAAAGGAACAGGCCGAACAGGCCGCTAAACTTGTTGAGGATCTCGATAGCTTCGGCATCTGAGTCTCAATACATTCACATTTCCATAAGGAGGAAACCAAATGAACAAGAAACTTTTAGAGCTGCTTGACAAGATCAACGCAAAGAAAGTTGACGTCAAGAACCTTGTAGATGCCGGCAAGCTCGATGAGGCAACTACAGCAAAAGCAGAACTGGTAAACATGCAGAAACAGTTCGACCTGCTTAAAGACCTCAGTGAAGAGGAAGGCGCACAGGCAAAGGCAACCGCACAGCCGAAAGCACCGGAGAAAGTAGACGCTGTAAAGGCGTTTGCAAACGCCGCTCGTCACGGCTTCAAAAATGCCGCTGCACTTGGCGAGTCCATCAACACCGAGCTGGGCGGCGCGTATGTTGTACCGCAGGACATCCAGACACAGATCAACAAGAAAAGAGAAGCAACCTTCTCCCTCGCTTCTCTGGTAGCCACTGAAAAGGTATCCACGAACAGCGGATCCAGAACCTTTAAGAAACGATCCCAGTACACCGGCTTCACGAAAGTAGGCGAGGGCGGAAAGATCGGTGCAGTTGACGGCCCGAAATTCGAGAAGGTCGACTATTCGATCGAGAAATACGCTGGCTACCTCCCGGTAACGAACGAGTTGCTCGCTGACAGCGACCAGAATATCACCGCAGTGCTGACTGACTGGCTGGCAAATGATGATCTTGCAACCAGAAATAAACTGATCTACGACGCGATCAATGCTCTCGATGCGGTGCAGTTCTCTACTCTTGATGACATCAAGCGCGCAATTAACGTCACCCTCGGCTCCAAATTCGCAGGATCTGTAAAGATCGTCACCAACGATGACGGACTCCAGTTGATTGACATGCTGAAGGACAAAAACGGCAACTATATCCTCAAGCCGAACGCTGACCAGACAAGCCCGATGAAAAATGTGCTCGCAGTCGGCACTTCCAGCATCCCGGTTGTAGTCGTTCCGAACGAGGTAATTGCTTCTAAAGGCGGCGCAACGGGCCAGAATATCCCGTTCATCATCGGATCTCTTACTGACGCGGTAAGACTTTTTGACCGCCAGCAGATCACTCTGAAGGTATCCGATGAAGCCGCTACATCTGACTTCAACGCCTTCGAGGAAGACCTGACACTGATCCGTGCGATCGATCGTCTCGATGTAAAAGTTGTAGACAGAGACGCAGTTATTAACGGCTATGCTAAAGATCTCACTGTGGGGGAATAACAGCCGCTGAGGCTGACACGGACTCTGACGGTAAGCTGTCCGAGGCCGAGCTAAACGCCTTGACCATCGCCCAGATCAAGGCCGTCGCAGCGGAAAAGGGCTACACAATCACCAAGACCAAGAAGTCTGACATCATCGCGGAATTTATCGCACAGGAGGGCTGATATGGCAATGCTTGAAAAGGTAATGTACCGATGCGGCTTTCCTGAGTCCGTCATCGAGGCAGGCGCTTCACAGATGACAGAGCAGGTCAGCGACTTGATCGAGGACGCACTGGAAGAGATGAGAGGCTCAGGAGTTCCTGAGTCTCTTCTTTCATCTGAGGATCCGCGGGTGATCACCACCGTGACCATGTATGTGCAGGCATACCGGGACACGGACAGAACTGACACTGATAAATACCTGGACATGTTCCGCCGGAAGACCTTCCGCCTTACCTTAGACGGAGGATCCGGTGACAACGAGATCGATAAGGAGGACGCGGATGAGGAATGACTCCATATCGCTTCCCTCCGGCTACAACGAGAGCCGGGACAGCGACGGATACCCCACCCGTGAGCGCAAGTGGATGACCGGCATACCCTGCACCGTCTACGATGCCACCAGAGCCGATCAGACACTGGCCGCGCAGGGGGGCTACACCGCCGACATCACGATCCGGATCGATCACAGGATCTATACAGGGCAGGGCTATCTCAAGCTGGAGTCCACCGGGGAGATGTACGACGTCAAGCGCTCGCACAGATCCGGGACAAGCAACGACATAGAGCTGACCGGGCAGATCCGGAAGGGAGACCGTGGCTGATGGCTATCTTTTACGCTGACGGAGTAGATGACCTTGTAAAGGATCTCGGCAAGCTGGAGTTTGAAAAGATCGCGCCCAAGGCCTTGAAAAAGGCAGAGCCGATCATGACCAACAAGCTGAAGGCATCTACCGCATCGCATCGCCAGACCGGCGATATGGTCGGCTCGATCAAGGCCAGAGAGGTGAAAAAGAAGGGTGACATGATATACATCTTCATCGGCCCGTCCGGTAAAGGATCCAACGGCACGAGGAACATGGAAAAAATGGCCTACCTGGAATATGGCAGGACCAGACAGGCGGCAACGCCTGTAGTAGTCCCGGCTATCACAAGCGCTGAGTCCTCAGTGCTTCAAGCCTTCCAGCAGGCCTTTGACGAAGCCGTCAAGGAGGTACAGGCATGACAACCTTTGAAAAGATCCTGGCCGCCGCTGAGACGGTAGGAATCCCGGCATATCCGGGAGTGTACAACGGTGATGCAAAGATCTGGATCACCTACAATCTTGATACCGAGACGGGGGACGCTTTCGGGGATGATGGGCCGACGGTGCTGAGACGCACTGTACAGGCCCATTTATATTGCCCGGAAACCTACAACCCGGCGGAGCTTATAAAGCTCTTCCGGACAGCGCTCTACCGGCAGGACGTGACCTATCCGTCACTGTCCGATCTGGGTATCGAATCTGACTCAAGATACCGCCACTTAGTCTTCGAATTTGAGGATTTAAGTGACATCTAAACACAATTTAAGGAGGAAACCAAATGGCATATATTGGACTTCGTAAGCCGTGGGTAGGCGAGAGAAAAGCTGAAGGAAGCTACGCAGCCCCGGTTCCGTATGGCAAGGCAGTTTCATTTTCGGATACACCATCTGTATCTGAGGCGTCCCTGTATGGTGACGATGGACTGGCTGAGTCTGAAAAAGCAACCACTTCCAGCGCTCTTTCGCTGGGCACAACTGACTACCCGGACGCGGTAAAAACTCTGATGTTCGGACATACCGCAGAGGGAACTGAATACGCATACGGCATCGATGATGAGTCCCCGTATGTAGGCTTTGCAATCATCGGTGTAAAGAAGGTCGACGGCGTTCGTACCTTTGAAGCGAAATTCTACCCGAAGACACAGTGGAAAGAGCCGACGATCTCTTATGCGACCCGTGGCGATTCTACATCCTTTACCACGCCGTCCACTGAGGGCACAGCCCTTCCGGATGAGTCTGGTAAATATAAATATGAGGAGAACTTCGAGAACGAGGCTGACGCTATTAAGTGGGTCAATGGTAAGTTCGGAGTTACAGCTTAATCAGAACCTATGAAGGGCGGGGCCGTCGCGCCTCGCCCCTTTTTTATTGGAGGAAAGCACATGCAGACAGTAATGGGGAAGACCGAGACAAACAACTTTTTACTAGATGACAACGAATACCCGATCATTTGCGACCTGATCGTACTGGAGAAAATCCAGCAGAAGACGGGAGACATCATCAAGGCGGAAGACCTGCTCCGGGGCTTTGTGCCCAGGGTAGACAGTGACGGTGTGATCGACAGGACCGTCGGCACATGGACGATCCCTGACATCGACCTTGTGACCTTTACCCTTGCGGCCATGATCGAAGAAGGCCGAGAGGTGACAGGCGGTGACGGATCCATCCCGACAACTGACGATCTGAAGCGGCAGAGTGAGTATGGCATCACCGAGCTGGCAAAGATTGTCTGGGAGCCTTTCGAGAACTGTATTGCCGGTCCGGTTAAAAAAAAATCAGCGACGAGGAAGACGGCTACCAAGATGACAAGCCGACGCTGATCGACTTTGACTGGCTGCTCTATGTTCTCCTTCAGTGCAATCTGAGCCGGGGAGAGGCGGGGCAGCTGCCCTACTGGCTGGCGATGCGGCTGATCCATCAGTGGAAGGCAGACAGGAACATGCAGGTAAAGCAAATGGTATGGAATTTAGAGTAATAGGAGGATGAAATGGCCAATCGAAC